CCCCATAGGGCAAACCTCTGGTATCTGTTGGGAAATTTATCCACCGGGTATTCTATAGCCTCTACCATAACCCTGTCTGATAAGCTGGATATATCAATTTCCCTTGAGTCTGAGGTAGTAGCTTTGGTTGCCTTCTCCTCCAGGGGCAAAGCCTCAGAGAAATCCTTTACCGCATGAGCGATATGTCTATCCAGCTCATCGTTTGTCCAGCGGTAGTTGCTGGCGTCCTCATCGTGCAGGTCACGTCTGACTATAGTTCGCATCTCGGTTAGATTCATGGTGACTTCACCTCCAGCTTTCTGACCTCAACCCTGTCCAACTTGGTGCAAGGCAGGCCTTCATCATGGCGGCAAATCTCCAAATCACAGAAGGCTATCTCCTCATTAACCTCGCCCTCATTGATACTGACCGCCTTCTCAGATAGGTTTTTGGCATAAGCCATCAAAGACTCGGCATCAGCCTTGGTATTAAAGGACAAATCAAGCCTTACTCTATATTTCATCTATACCTCCACTTAGTAGCCAGATAGTTATGCTGGATTTCTAGAGGGGTTAAAGCTCGGTTGTAGATTCTAACCTCGCCTACATTGCCAGTTAAATTGCCCCAAGCCTGATTTACCATCTGCCCTACGAGAACAGTATCTATGTTTAACACATCGGCAAACCAGCCTGTATCGTCTGGTCTTACTCCTCCTATGGCATACTTCACCATATCCATATAGAGGACAGGCTCAACCCCATCTTGAACCAGCACATAGTGATGCCATCTACCCGCAGTGGGAATGGCGTTTGGGAACAAGTCATTATAAAGCTCTATACCGTCATTGTAACAGATAGCATACATCACCCCACCAGCAGCAGTAGAGAAGTAAAGCCCGATATAGCTGGTCGCATCGTCAACATCGCCAGCACTAAAGAAACCCTTTGAAGCTTCTAGAGAAGCTATCTTGCCCCATACTTCTATTGAGCCAGTAGTAAGACTTTGTAAGGTAGATGCAGCATCAATGGCTATTTTATCATCGCCATCAAAAGTCCTGCCATCAGGTCTCCATACAGCACCAGTTACAGTGCATAGATGACCATAGGCGTCCCTTGACATAAAAGAGGCACCATCAAGCTTATAAAGAGGCAAATATAAGACCAAACTAGGGTCAAAGATAAAGTCCATTAGTCACCTCACGAAGCAGAATACTTTACTCTAATGTAGCTTGAATTCTTAACCTTGGCTCGCCCTTGATTAGCCTCATTGCACTGGATTATCAGCCTTACCTCAAAGGGCAGAGAGTCAAAATTGGCTACCGTTTTGAAGCGACCACTACGGGTTTCCTCAACATAGGTCGTTCCTATATCAGTCTTGGTAATCGCACTATGAAGGTCGACCCAGGTGCCCCCTTTATTTCTTGCCTGCCATTTATAGGTAAGGTCAGCCGTGGCTGAGGAGACTGCCCTGAAAGCAGCAGTTAAGCCGAATTCAACCTCAATCATAGCCCCCAGTGCCGGCGGCTTGATGGTAACGCTTTCCACCTCAACATCAACATCCGCCGTGGTGGTGTCCTTCTCGGCAGACCATTGAATACCGCCTGAGGTTAAGTCGCCCTTAGCAAAGGGGTACTCTGTGTGCTCTATTACTGCAAGTTCCATAGTTTACCTCCCTGTCGGGGAGGGGAAGGGAAGATTGAAGACCCGACATAAAATCTTAAAATCCCATCCCCTCCCCAGATTTACTTTAGTCTTGAACCCCGATTAGGGCAACTGCCTTAATGGTGCTAAATAGAGCTAGGGAGACATACCACTTAATCCTGGTTCTTGAGGCGTCTTTGGTCTCCAGCGAGCCGATGGGCTCCACCTGAAGGTGCCCGGGGCTGGTTAGGCCGCAGAGGCCTCCCTCCCCGAACTGGGTGGCATAGATGGTGGAGCAACTGCCGCCTGTGGTTGCTGTCTCCACACCGCCGGTAAGCACGTGGGTATCCAAGACCCAGTCAGAAACACCGATAGGGATACCATCCCACAACTCAACGAAGTTGCCCCACTTATCCCGGTCAGTCTCCATCATTCCCCCCGCTGCCCTGACCAGGGCGCTAATCTTCCGCCTTGAGCAGCGGCTCATCAGCAGCATATCAGGCTTACCACCCTTTACCGCATCAATAACCTCATCCAGCTTGGCTAGAGTAAGAGTGGCTCCGGTATCCGCCATAGCTATTACCTGGTCGCTGGCAGTAGTAGTGTCAATGAGCTTCCTAAGACCATCGAACTGCTTGGCGTTAGTCGCCGAATCACCATAGATGAAGATCTCTTCGAACTTACGCCTGAGCGCCTTGGTTTTAAGCTCAATAACGGCTGCCTCTAAATCCTGAATATTACTTCGCGTTGCTTTGAGGAAATTATCGATATCGGCGTCTCCACCCATAATCTTCAGGTTCGCTGTTTTCTGCTCGAAGGTTGGGGTCGATTCCGTCCAGGTATCACCGACATCGTAGAAATCGATGGTAGGTAGGGTCTTCTCCTGGTTATAGGTTAAACCGTTACCTACAATCTCAATGAAGGGGAGTTGCTGAAGAATGGGTGAATCCTTAACGATGGTTTCCACTACCCCTTGAAGTAATATATCGTTTGACAGCTTGGCTGCCTCAGCTAGTGTTAATGCCATTATTTCCTACCTCCTATTGCGTATTGAATCTTTTCCCGTGGGGATAGAGCTGACAGGTCAGGCGGTGTTCTCTGCGGAGCTCCGGCGGGGATCTTAGCTGCTGAAATTTCAACCTCTAACCCCTGCCTCACCCTGGTAATCAGGGTCTTAGCCTTCTTCAGGGAGTCATTGATAGACTCAATAGTATCACCAGTGACGAGCTCCTCAAGCACTTCCGGATTCGCCTGAACCACCATGGTTTTGTAGCTGGCTACAGCCTCAGCCAGAGAATTGTTGATGGTGGTCAGCTTTTCCTCTGCCTCAGTCACAGCCTGCTCAAACTCAGTGATGCGGGCATTAGCTTTGGTTAACTCCTCCTCCTTTTGAGCTACCAAGCCCTCAAGCTCGGTAATCCCGGGCGCTTCACTCTGCCCTGCCTCCTCCCCTTCCGGATTTTGATTTTGGTTTAGTTCATCATCTGCCAACTTTCCTCCTCCTTTCTGGCTCTAGGGGGTGCTTAAACCTCCTCTGCTTGGGGTTCTATAACTCTCCCTCTCTCTTTACCCCTGGCGGATTTGGCATTAAGCGGGTTCCCAGAAGAATCCTTACTCTTTCTGGGTGAATTAAACTCTCTATTCATCCTGAGGATAGTTCCCCTTTCCTCGAGCCATCTATTAAATTCCATCTCCGGGTCTTTGACTCCCACCTCACCCATAGCCCGTCGCCTGGAGTGGATACCATTCTGAACCAATATCTGCTCATTAGAGACCAGTCTGGTTAAATCCTGGGGTAGCACCGGACCCCAGACTACCCTCAAACGGTTATCACCAAAGCTCTCATTCCGATATTGTTCTAGCAACTTGAGAATTAGCCTGTTCCTTCGGTTATAGGCATCTGTCCTGATAAGCCTCTTCCGCCTCACCTTTTGTAGTAACGGTTGAAGCTCAATCTCAAGGGCTACCCCGGACAAATCCCTCTCGGCGCCACCAAAGGCAGCCCTGGGTGATTCCGCTATATCGTGCAGGATTCTGTATAACAGATTGACATAATCTATGTGGAGCCTGACGCCACCGCCTTGAAGTAAATCCAATAAATAGGCTTTGGCGTCTTCAGGGATATTCCACACCGCTCCCGGCTTAATGGCAATATCCTCAGACTCTTCCACGTTCTCCAAGACGGCGATAGGGTTGCCCGATAGCTCCAGTATTCTTGATAGTTGGCTCATCGCCCGATTAAGCTCCTGCTGGGGCTCCATAATCTGGGGTAAATCAGACATACCCCAGAACTTCTTCGGCTCTCTCAGGTTGGGGTAGATGATAAATGGGATAAAGCCATAGGGATTAGGCTTCTTCTCTACCAGGGCATTATCCAGCCACAGCTCAAAGCCCTGAGCGGTCCATAGTTCAACCACATTAGCTGTTTTGCCCTTGGGTTTTACTTTATATAGGATTTCTGCCTCATCTGAGGTGAGGTGGTACTTTGAGGCTACTCTCCATACCCGGGAAGTATCATCCCCCAGCCACCAGGCATAGATGCCTTGAATATCGGGGGTGGCAATCCTGACACTTTTTCTCTCTGTATCCCAGATAACCTTAAAGCAAGCGTCACCAAGAATGGCGCAATCAATCTCGGTCTCAAAGTCGAGCTGTTCCAGGTTATTTTCTTCATATACCTGATGTAAGGCTTGCTCTGCTCTCTGGGCTCTGGCTCTAGCCTCATCTGAGTCTTCAATAGCCTCGACGGTGAAAGTAATACC